TGCACCTGATCATACGAAGTCAAAAGATATTATTAACCACGAGGGAGTAGGAATTGTATATAGACCAACCAGTGAAGAATTAGAGAAAATGCACGAGCCGGAAAAGGTCAAACAAGCTAAAGAAGCTATCGCTGAAACACTCAAACAAGCAAAGGAGCCGGCGATATGAATACTGTAGATCCGACAAAACCATTATCATTTACGCCTGAAGAGCAGGCAAAGAGCAGGCAAAAACCACCCAATAGTACATCTTGGAAACCAGGACAATCAGGCAATCCTAAGGGTTATGTTAAGCGAGATTGGACATGGAAGGGTGAACTGGAAAAAGCTGTTGAAGAGTCAATGAAAGACGGCAAGACTATTAAATATCATCTTACACGCAGCTTATTATCTCAGGGACTTAAAGGAAATGTAAACGCGATTGAAAAGATAATGAATAGAATGGACGGCATGCCTCTTCAGGCTACAGATATTACTTCAATGGGTGACAAACTACAGTCTCCTCTCGTTATCATGGACACACTAAAGGAGAATGATGGATGAAAGACCTCAGATTAAGTTTACACAATTAGCTAATTTCCAGCCGAAACAGAAAGAGGCATGGCTTACTCTTCTTGATCCTAATACAAAATACATGCTTTATGGTGGCTCAATGGGTCCGGGAAAATCATATACACTTCGCTGGTCGGCGGTTGGCTATGCAATGTATATTTTTACTAAATATGGTATTACTGATCTCCCTATCGGTTTATTCTCAAAAGACTATCCCACACTTAGAGATCGGCAAATCTCAAAGATTTCACTTGAATTTCCCGACTGGCTGGGTAAACTGGGTGAAACAAGTAAATGGGGATTAAGTTTCAATTTAACTCCAGCGTATGGAAACGCGCATATACTTCTTCGTAACTTAGATGATCCCTCAAAATATAAATCGACAGAGTTTGCAGCTGAATTTGTGGAAGAACTAACTGAAAACGATGAAGAGAAATTTAGGCTACTCAAGACCCGTCTGCGTTATCCTAATTTAGAAGAAGTTAAATTTATGGGAGCGACAAACCCTGGAGGTATTGGACATGGATATTGTAAACGTAACTTTGTAGATCACGCTGCAATGGATGAGGAGCGAGAACGATATGCCTATGTACACGCTACTGTCTATGATAATAAATACCAGACGGCTACATATATTAAGCAACTTGAGTCCCTTCCAGAGAAAGAAAAGAAAATGTATCTTTATGGCTCATGGGACGTATTTGAGGGACAATTCTTCTCAGAGTGGAATGAGCAGGTACATGTTTGTAATCCTTTCTTCCCTGATAGTAAGGCAATGATTGTCGGTGGTATGGATTGGGGACGATCAAGTAAACCATCTCACTTAACAGCTTTCTATTGTGGATTTGATATAGTGGATAAAGTATTTTGGGAAGATACTTCCTGGAATAGATCAAGAACCTTTTTAGAAGTAACGGGGAAAGAGAAATCACCTAAGGAATGGAGTGATGAGATAAAAACTAAACTTCGTGAATTCAACTTAACTCTTGATAATATTCAATGGGTTCACGCTGATACGGCCATGTTTCATAAGAAAGAAGATGGTTCAATCTCAATTAGCCAGCAGTTTGCGGAAGCAGATCCACGCTGGCTTTCATTACTTCGGGAATCAAACAAGGATAGAATTGGGGGATGGGAAATCTTACATAAGTGGCTTAGAATTGCACCTGATGGCCTGCCCTATTGGCGTATAGCACGAAATTGCGTGAATACTATCCGTACTCTTCCTGAGTTGATACATGATGATATTCGTGGAGAAGACTTAGACACAGAGGGAGAAGACCATCCAGCTGACGCGTTGCGTTATCAGAAGATCCATTTAAGCTGGATCGATGGCTTTGCAGGCTCAATAATTACAGGTCAACCAACTCCACAACAAAGGAATAGAACAACTGTTATTGCAGGGGTGCAAGTGCCCTTTGATTTGACACCATTTGAGAAAGCTAATATAGTTGGTAGTACCAGCGTGATTGGAGGGGATTAAATATGATTGAGAAATTAAAACAGTGGGCTATAAAAAATAATATAATTGAAGGAAATATACCTCAGAAATCACCTGAGGAGATCGCACGATGGATTGAAGAAGAACGTGCAATGAGATCAGATGTTATTGAGAAAGGTATGGCTCATTATTGCGAGATTTGTGACCGTGGTTTTACTACTCGTGGAGGGACAAAGAATCATAAACGTTTAAAGCATAAAAATGTGGATAACACGTGAACAACTATCATGCAAGTAAATATAAAAGGTGAAGACAAAGAGTTATATGTGCAGACCATCACACTTCAGCCTGAGGAAAGTAAGAATCTCTATGGTTTTCATTGTGTAGTTTGTGGTAATTTCCACCAGAAAATAGGTGGAAAAGTAAGTAAGATATATCCAATTTATGAGCCTAGCGATCAAGTGCCATCTATTAGTCGATGCCGAAACTGTGGAGCCGAATATAACTTCCAGACCCATGACGGCTATTCTTCTAAAGAAATAAAAGTTATTTTGCACCCGACAAACAAGATACAAACAACTCACTTCTACTGTTATTCGGGTAAGGATCTATTGTTAGACTACACCACAAACGAGATCTATTCATGGGAGGAGAATAAGAATAAGAAGACGCCGTTTACAGCTCATTGTCAGAATTCCAATTGTAACTTAACATATCTCTTCTCTGATATTTTCTAAATATATGCTACTATATTGTATATGACCAATCCTTTTACCCATAAAAACACTGAAACGGCTGAGTTGCAAGAGGATATAGGAATTGTTACCGACCCGCTAGCCCTCACAGGAATTGATGATGACGAGCTAATTGATATTGTGGATAAGTGGATTGAGGACACCCGCTCATTTTATAAAGAAGAATACGATTTATATAATGTACGTAAACGCAATGAAATCTATCGCTTCGGTCGCCAGATTGAGGCTCTAATTAAAGATAAGAAGCTCAAAGACTATGAAGCACGAACGCTGGATAATGTCATTTACGAGATAGAACGATCTGAGAAGCCTCTTGCTCTCTCTTCCCTGCCTGATCTTATCGTATCCCCTGGGAATAACACTGATCAATCAAAGGCATTAGCTGAAATGATCACCCAAGTTGTCAACTCAGACCTACAGAAAGAAGAAAATAGAAAAGTATTGGGTATGGCATGGCAGCACCGGCCGGTCTATCGCGTAGGTGTCATTAAATGTATCTGGAATCCGCAAGCCTTCGGAGGATTGGGAGATTATGAGTTTATATATGTCCATCCTGACGCAGTCGAAGTTGATCCTCACGCCACTGAAGCAGATGCTGACAAAATGGAGTATATCCCGCATAAAGTAAGTTTGACTGTCAAACAGGTTATCATGCGTTTCCCTAAAGCAAAGGATGAGTTTATTAAGGAATTACAAAAACAAGGCGTTATGAGTAAGAATGATGCCGACCCTAACTGGAAAGCAATGGCAACACCGATTGATATTCGTGAGGTATGGTTTACCGATTATGAGAAGGCAGAGAAAGAGGACGGAACGACTAAATGGAAGCGAGTCGAGGGAGTTTTGTGGAAGTATAGAAAATGTATGTTAGGCAAGATGAAGAATCCCTACTTTGATTATGAGGGTGAGGAACAGACATTTACCTATGATGACCCACAATTGGAGAGTAGTAAACGCAAGATCAGTCTTGATGAGATGAAACAGTCATTATTAACTGGTCAGTTTCCGCAAAACGTCACAACTCAGACTGTGTATCACAATTTCTTTGACTCACCTAAAAAGCCCTTCTTCTTCATGGTTTATGACCAATGGGGCAAACAACCCTTAGATGAGACCACGCATATAGAACAAAATATCTATAACCAAGATTCCCTTGATTATATGAATAAGCAGATTCAGGAGACATTAAAGAAGAAAGGACATCACATTTGGAGTAAACTGTCAGGTCTTACAGCTTCAATGATTAAGCAAATGGATCATAATAATCCGAACGAGGATTACATTGTCAATGGCGATCCTAACGCAGAACATGCATTTGTACCCCCTGAGCGTCCACAACCACAGGAGTTTGAAGACTTAGATAGACTGCATGACAGAATGTATGGCGTTGCCAGTGCGACCAGTATTCGTGGTGAAGTACAAAATGAGGCTGTAACTAATAATCAAATAGGACGTGAGGCAAACTATACTGTCATGGATGATATGGTTGAGGAAACAATTAATAAAGCTGCGCAATGGATGGCAGGCTGGGCAATGCACATGATCAAGACTCGCTATACTCAAGAGCATTTTAGAAAGATCTTAGGGCAAAAGGGCGAATGGGTATTTATGCAGGTACACCAAGATTTCGTAGAAGACGGACAGGCTGTGATGATTAAGGCATCAGGAACGGATAAACTTCGAAAACAGAATAATGCCATGAACTTAGCTAAGATGGATAAAATTGATCCATTATCATTATTTGAGGATATGGATCTTGATGATCCAGAGGGAAGAGCAGCCAAACTTATTACTTTCCATGCAGATATGCCGCTCTATTTATCAAGTTTTGTGGAGACAGCGGCAACCAGTACACCTGAATTAGCAAAGAAATTGATGGCTTTAACTCAACAGGGGCAAAACCAACCAGCTCCCGGAGTAGGAAGACAAGCGCCAAATCCAAATGGTCCCGCAGCGCCGGCGACAAATAATACACAAGCGGTTGCAGCAAATCCACAACAAAGTCCACCACAAGTTGCATCGCAACCGCAAATGTGATAGTTTATTAATATGGCTGAAAAAACGGTTGTTACCGATCCTAAAGAAAAAGAAGAGAAGACAATTGGCGAAGAAGTCCGCGAAAAATCATTTCAACAGCTTCTAAAAGAAGATCAAGTTGAAAAAGCAAAAACACCTGAAGATAAAGCCCCAGAACATACTCCAGAACTTGATGAAAAAGCCAAAGAAGATGCCAGGTTAGCCAAAGAAGCTGAGGAGGCAAAAGCGAAGGTTGAGGCAGACGAGGCTGATAAGAAACGCACGGAAGAGATTGCTGCCAAAGCTGCACAGGATGTCATTAAAAAACAGGATGAAGAAAAACAAAAAGAGTTAGATAAGGCAAGAGAAGCTGAAGAGGCTAAGCAACGGGAAGAGTCATTGAAGCCTAAGTTTACAGGAAAAGATGCAGAAGGTAATGTAGTACCTAAAGATTATGAGGAGATAGCTCGTGAGTCTGCCAGAATTGCAAGAATGGAAACCTTAACCGAAGTGGCTGCCAGAGACAAACAGCGTGAGGACGCACGAGTAAAAGCCGAGCAAGAGAGAACACAGACTGAAGAAGCGCAAAAAGCCCAAAAGAAAGCGTATGAAGATCAACTGCAAAAAGAGCTAGATACTGATCTGAACGATTTATATTTGAATAATAAGTTGCCTAAGATCAAAGATCCAAAGGATGAAAACGATCCGGGGAATAAAGAGTTTAAAAATCTGTTTGAAACAGCACAAAG